TTATTTGTTTTCGAAATTACATTCCGGCAAACCGGTAATACTGGTTAGCAGTGATAATATTCCGGCCAGCATGGATGTGGAAATTACTAATTTCGTGTCTATCTGCCCAAGTACAGTTACGGTTCCAATTGTTGCTATGGCGGTCTGCGCGACAGTCTTTATTGCCCTGATACCGGCACATTTAGCCCATTTTTTCCAATCTTTTGCTTTCATGTTACCATCCTTTCTTTTCAGGGGTGATTAAGCCGTTTATCATTAGAGCGATTCGATTATTATCCATACAGTTCAGCAATTCGTGATACGCCTACATAAATTTCGGAAATTTTATACCATGTAGTATAATCGACTGTTCCGGTCTGTGGCAGCCCGAATACTTTCTGGAATGTACGGACTGATTCTGCAGTTGCAGGTCCGTAAATCCCGTCAGCAGTAATTTTCGGAATAGCAGGATAAGCACCTGCTATGACATTTAATTGTTCCTGCATCTGCAAAACTTTATTGCCGGAAGAACCAATTTCCAGAGTATAGCCAGGCCAGGAGGATGGGATGCCGGAGATGGCTTCGGCGGTGTTAATGTACATGTCGTCACCGTAGTAGTAACGGAGAATTTCGATAGGGGAATAGCCCTGGTCGCCTAAGGATTTGGATCCCCATTGGGTCAACCAAATTGTTATAACCTATAAAGTACCCGCAAACCCTTGATTTTACTGGGTTTGCGGGCATTTTACCTGTATAAGAAAAAGTAGATTTTAAGAGAATCGTTCTTGCGATCGTAGATAATCTTGTCGATGATCTGCTTTAGGGCTTCGTTCTTTTGCACGTATGTATAATTGTTGGAGATGAGAATATCGTACACACTCCGGACCTTCTGCAGCATGGCATCCGCTGGATCCTGATCAGATTTACGTGCTACCTTTTTCAATTCCTTCAATTGCTGTTCTAAAGATTCCCGTTCCTTCTGAATGATAGCTTTATTCGCTTTATATTCTTCCAGTGTATCAATCCCTTCCCGGTAGGAGGCTTTTATTCGTTCATCTTTGCCGGTTAAACTTTCCAATTGTTCTGTTATAGCCTTGCGCTCATCAAACTGCTCTGTGGGTTGATATTCACGCAATTCATAGACAATATCTTTGGTATCCAATATTTCTTTGATACTGGCCAGAACTTCCTTTTCAAGGACCAGTGAGCTGATGCCGTTCGGCTTTTTACATTTACCTTTACTGTATCCGTAGCAGGAGAAGTAAGAATATTTTTCCCCATTGACTCGTTTCATAGTGGTTGAGGTTAAGGTGCGTCCGCAATCCGGGCATTTCAGTAGTCCGGAAAGCCAATGCTTATAAGTGGAAGAGGGGCGTTTGCCAACCGGCTTGTAGGTGGCTTTAAATCGTTTCTGCGCTGATTCAAACAATTCCTTTGATATAATAGCCGGCTGTTGCCCTTCTGTAACAATCCATTCGTCCTTATCTTTGATACGATTGGTGCTGTTCTCTGTCCGGTTCCACCGGATCATGCCACAATAGGAAGGATTCTGGATGATATATTCGACAGATCTTCGCTCAAATGACTTTCCGTGCGAAGTCTTGAGTCCTAAAGAATTTAGGTATCTGGCAATGTCGAAGAAGCTCATACTTTCATTTGTGTATTTTTCGAATATAGTACGAACAATCTTTGCTTCTTCCGGAACAATCACCGGCGGCTTGCCATGCTCCACAACCTTGTAGCCAAGCGGCGGACGTGCCTGGTATGCTCCGCGGAGTGCATTTTCTTTCATACCTCGATACACTTCGCCAGATAACCGGATAGAGTAATATTCATCCATCCACTCGATGATACGCTCGATCAGGCTGCCAAAGGGATCATCGGAGAGTGGTTCAGATACGCTCACGACATCTACATTGTGCTGTTTTTTTAAAAGAGACTTGTATACGATGGATTCTTCCTGATTCCTGGCGAACCTGGAAAACTTCCATACCAAGATCTGATCAACCGGATGATCATCACCTTTGGCCAGTCCGATCATCTCCTGGAATCCGGGACGCTTGTTGGCTTTCCTTCCGGAGATACCTAGGTCCGTGAAGATCTTCAGGATTACAATATTGTTCTTGGCTGCATAGTCCCGGAGGAGGTGCTCCTGGGAGTCCGGGGAAATTTCTTCTTGATCGTGAGTGGATACCCGGATGTAGCCGTATGCATATTTTACGCTCATTGTATCACCTTCCTGTAATTATATGTGCGACGTCGCACAAAAATGGGTACAAAAATAACACCTATACGGTGCCAGGGAAATGTGATATAATACTCTTGTTCACGGAATGTTATATCGTGCCTTGGCACTGTATAGTATTCATTAAGCCGTTCTTGTTGGTAGCAGGAACGGTTTTATTTTTGTTTAAGATTTCAAAAGTAAATCTTTCCAGTTTTGAGGAAACCCCATACTGGATAAAATAGTTTCTTGTGTTAAAACAGTGGTATAGGAATATAAATTTTTTAAAGCAATATCGACTTCCTTGACTAAACGTCTAAATTCACGGTTGGAAATAGTGAGTTTTAAAGCTATCATTACAGCAAATAAATCACGTTTACCAGATAAATATTCATTTTTTTCACTTTTTGGTAATTGCATTGTTGCGTGAAGCGAAGTATCAATTAAAGGTCGTTTGCTTCGATAACAAAAAAGACGATTTCCATGTGCACAAAAGTTCCGAACAGACGAAACATAAGTTAAGATATTTTCCAGTTCCTTATCCGATAAATGAAATGTTTTGGAAATTTCTTGGCGCTCTTTTTGCTGCATTAAACTATAAAACTTACTAATAGTGCCAAGTGTAAGAATATTATTTAATACCCAAAGAGGTATATATCCATAATTATTTAAATAGTGGGCAATACTTGGATCTGAACAACGTCCAGCTATTTGCCGTTGTATTTCTGAAAGAAGTCCAGTAATATTTTTACTAGCATCTTTTTTGGTTATATCAAAATTATCGTATGTTAAATAATGTGTCTCTGGATGCATCTGAGGGAAATAGTAAGCAATTAGACTTTTTATATTTGTTTCAAGCGGAAGAATATTATGTAAAAAAGTCTCGCGTAATTTCTGATCAAATAAATATAAGTTATAAATTTCATTTACTGTTGTACCTGGTTTATATTTATCTTTGCAGCCAGATTCCCAAAAAAGAAAACTATACCCATTGATTAAGTTATAATATCCAATGCGTTGTAATTTCTTTTTGGCAAAGCTCTTACTGTCAGGATTTGAAAAGTCTACTCCCCGTGAAGCCAATAATTCAACTAGTTGTTCGTGTGTTTTAAAAGGTTTTTCCTCCATAAATACCTCCGTGAAATAAAAAGACCCCGGGCCCGAAGGACACCGGAGTACGTTCCATAATATTATATGCTTCAAAATAGAAAATATTCTCTTTTGAAGTGTTTAAAGCATAGCATTAAAAATTCCGGATGTCAATAATTATTTAAAAAAATTTAAAATTAACAAAATGTTATTTACTTCAGTAGATTTGCAATGCAAATCTTAAAATTGTCATCCTCTTTGTGAGAGTATGAGCTAAAATGCGAGGAGAGTACTGTATCGAGCGAATCCTTCGCCGTATATATTACTCGGGATTTTCCCTGGTGTTTGGTAGACACCGGGGAATTTTTATTTAATAGCAGTTTTTACATGGTCTTGATTTTCCACTTTGAGCTATCGTTCCGCTATATATAGTAGAGGAACGTCCCAAGCTTGGACAATCCGGAGTTGAATGATATACCTGTCCGTTAGGAACCCAATATACCGTTCCGCCTGCTTGTTGCTGTGCTCGTGCCTGCTGTTGCTGTGCTTGCGCTTGAGCAGCGGCCTGAGCTTGTTGTTGAGCTTCGGCTTGTGCCTGAGCTTGAGCGGCAGCCTCGGCTTCAGCTTTTGCCTTAGCAGCGGCAGCTTCTTGAGCAGCTTTTTCCTGAGCAGCCTTTTCTTGAGCGGCTTTTTCCTCAGCTTCTTTTTTGGCCTTTTCTTCAGCTAAACGCTCTTGTTCTTCTTTTGCTTTTTTAGCAGCTTCCTCAGCCTTTTTATCTTTGACAGTAATAGTAGCAGCATTGCTATCAATAGAATCGTTAGCAGTGAATGTTACGGTAGTAGTACCGACCTTTTTGAAAGATACAATAGCCTTGCCGTCCTTATATTTCAATTTTGCAATATCATTATCGGACAGAGTTAGCTTCTCGATTTTAGCATCGGAAGGCGTTGGAGTGATTTTTACCTCAACAGTTTCTGAAACATCGAAAGTTGTTTTTCCCCAATCTGCCTGAATATCTGTAAGGCTTGAAGAATTTGTACCCCAGATAAATAGTAAGAGTGAGGTGATGAATATAATAATACTTATTATAAAATTTCTCTTTCTTGTTCCAGAATAATCTTTTTTAATAAGATAGTAGATAATAAATCCGATTGCCGGAATCCAAGCTAAAGAATATAATCCAATCAATAAGCAGACAACAAAGAAGCCAATTATCCAAGTTAAACATCCATTCTTTTTCATAATATCATTCCTTCCAAGTTTTAATATTTTAGGAAATTTTTAGTTAAAAGAAAGTCTGCGCACTTCATTCGCAATATTAGTGTTGCATTTAATTTCTTTTTGAATTTTTGTACCTGTTTCGGCGGACTCAAATACAAGAAAGGCTACAGTGTCTAATTCCTGTTGCTTGGTAGTAGTTGTTGTGTTTACCTTTGTTTTCTTCCCAAGAGATGCGCCAACCATTGCACCTACAGGGCCTGCAACAGCAGCGCCAACTAATGCGCTTCCTGCTCGACCGTGAGTCTTGTTTTTCCCTGTTGTCTTACTGATTAGATTATATTGAGGACCATCCCAGATAAAATCAACTAACTTAAATTTTCCAGCGCCTTCTTGAAATGCTTTTCCGAAGTAATATAGCCCATTTCCAGATTTTCTGAATTTAAGACCGCCTATGTCATACTGAGTTTCAGCTTTTTTCAAAGCCTTAATGCGGTCATTCTCAGCTTTTTGCAGAGCTCGTTCTTTTTCTTTCTCAGCTTTTTGAGCTTGTTGCTCTTCCCATTCTTCTAAATAAGCCTCTGGTGCCTTCTTATTGTATTCTTCAAAGAATTTTCGATCATCATCAGAGAGAGAGGTCATTTCACCTTTTTGAATTTTTTGCATTAAATCTGTGCTTCTGGATACATTGTCCCATCCTGCTTTTAATTTGTCAAAAAATCCCATTTTTCTTCATTCCTTTCGTTCTTTCTTACGTATATTCAATCAAATATCTCCGCCATATAAATACTTTCGTATCAAGAGGGCAATATATTTATGGTTAGAGATACTGAATTGACCATTATAAATCATCGCCATACAAATAGTGATGCTCAGCTCGTTGGAACATATCACAATGTTCTTGGAGAAATTTAACACGCTTTTGATCACGAGCAATCAGCTTCTTTAATCGTCTTCGTTCCGCTTGCAATTGCTTGATGCGATCAAGATAGATTTGAGCCGGTTCTGGATCTTTGTGTGGATGATGAGCATAGTATTCAATTTCTTGTACATTACCTTTTAAAAAGTCATCATTTGTTATATGACTCATGGCATGCTCATATGCCTTAAGCTGAGATTCATAATTCAATCCGGCATTGATTAGTATCGTGTAGCTTCCGTCTTCGTTCGGAACAACCATTTCATTTCCTTTTTTACTAGGAAAGTCCATAAGAACGACATTAACATCCGGTGTCGTCAATATCACCACGTTCCTTTCGTTTAAGCGCGAGAGCCATGCTGTGCAGAGCTTTTAAGTCGTCCGGATCCATATCTTTCTGGACATCGAACAGCGCTTTCAGTTCTTTATTTTCAAATATTTCTTGTGCTACCTGTGCAGTTTCGTTGTTTGTGTAGTATTCGTTAGATTTTTTTCCAGTGCGAATATATTCGGCAGTTACACCAAATAAATCAGCTATCTTCTGCAACTTAGCATCTTTAGGATTACTTCTGCCATTCTTCCAATCTGAAAAAGTGGATTTTGTGATTCCAGTAGCCTTTGCTACGTCAGAGTCTTTCATCCCTTTGGAATCTCTTAACTTGCAATAAATTTCATACATAATACACCTCTAAACAATAAATTCTGAAATCAGTACAAAAAGTTATTGACAAGTTCTGAAATCCGCACTATAATAAAGCTGCAAAGTTCGGAAATCAAAACAGAATTAAGTTTTAATTCATTTGTCAATGTATCTGGTAAATATATTGTATCTGATTTCCGAACTAAAATCAATAGAAAGTTCGGAAATGAGGTGATTATTTTTATGTATGAAAGATATGTAGAACTTCGAAATCAAAAAGGGGTATCTGACTACAGGGTAGCAAAAGATACGGGGATTCCGAAGTCTACTTTTTCTGATTGGAAATCAGGAAGGAGCAAACCGAAGATAGCCAAGCTTAAAATTTTGGCTGGATATTTCGGTGTGGCTGTAGATGAATTAATTTCAGCAACAGATGAAACAGGTTCAGAAGAAGGGAGGGAGTAGATGCTGATAGGAATTTTAGCTGCGCTATCGATGATAGCGATAGCAAAAGCAATTTATTGGAAATTATGTTTCCAGGGCGTACTTCTTTATATAGCTGAATGCGGAAATCCATTGCCTAACACTACTTTAATAAAGAAATACGCCGAGAGAGTAGCGTTGAAAGCTCTGCACATCAAGGAAGATTAAAATGTGATTTGATAACAAGGGATGCTGCCGACAAGGCAATCTGAGTTAAGTCTTTAAGTGATTGCACACCAAGCTCAGTGCCAATGTCTTTTACTTTATTATAAAAAGAATCGTTTCTGATATTAGCAAGGAACTCATGTCCTTTAGGGGATAAATCCGAAATGGTGTAGCACGTTCCAGTAATATTGCAAGATGCTTGGAAAAAGAATTCATTAAGTTGACATTGACGGATATGATACATTACTTCATCAAAAGAATAATTTGGAAGCAATTCAGGAACGGTCTCTTTGTCGAATCTCCAATGGTGGTTGATATCAGGAATTTCTTCCACAACAAGAAGTATATCTCGTATGCAATCAGGGTTTAGTTTCAATTTGTAATCATTCCTTTCATTGGTTGTTAGGAAGATTATATCAAACCAAAGAGTATAAAGGCAATAGAGAAAGAAGGTGTGAATATTATGAAGCGCTTATGCCCAGCGTGTTTTACAGAGCTTCCGGAGAAAGCAAATTACTGTCCAGCGTGTGGAAAGTGCATGAGAGAACCTATTAAATTACCTATGATCCTTGGCGGAATAGTATTCCCATACATAAGGGCGATTGGAATAGACGATCATGCAATTCACGTTGAAGATGGTACGAGAAAAGGAGAGAAGAAAAAATGAAAAAGAAAATTGTAACAATTTTAATCTTATCAGTTACAGTTGTGGCCGCCCTAAGTGGTTGTAAAGGATTAGCTACGACAGAAACGGAATATGATACAGAATCAAAGAGCATAAAATCGATGTTTGTTGAAGTGGAAGTAGGTGCAGAGTGGAGAATAATGTACGACAAGAAGACAAAAGTCATGTATGTGATGTCTGATGGTCCTGAAAACCGAGGTGTTTTTACGGAACTTGTTGATGAAAATGGTAAGCCGAAATTATGGGAAAATGAGGAAGAATAAATCGCAACAAGTACAAACCATTCCACATAACCTATAAAGAGGTGATGCAGTTTGAAACATATTAACATCGTGATCATCGATGGAGTAGAGAGAGACATGGCTACATTATCTGCAGAGGAGCGAGTAAAGATCGTGAATGAGTTGAATCGTGTAGCTGTTGGATATCTGGGATACCAGAAAGAGAAAACCGCTTAGGCGGTAGAAGGGAGGACAAGCATGAAAAGAAGAGGACCAAGAACAAAATGGCAGAGAATCATCAGAGAAACGGTGTTAGAGATCCTGATCGGCGCCACAATCGGACTTGCATTTGATGCAATGTTATTTATCTGGTTGCTTGTAAGGTGAAGGAGGTGAGGACATTGCAAGGAGAAATCAAAAAAGAGCACCCGTATAAGCCGGCAAGCTTGGGGCGCTCTGAAAATTAGTCAACTATATTATATGAGAAGAAAGGGAATTAGTCAAATGATTAAAGCAACATCGGCAATGTATGGATCACTTCGCGGACATATGCCAGAAGAACTGGCAAAAGAAGTTCTGATAAGTATTACAAAGGAAGCCATTAAACAGGCGGAGGAGAAAAGATGAAGACGCTGAAAATTACAACGGATAATAAGATCTCTATCGTCGATGTAGATTTTAAGGATTTCAGATCTATCCAGCAGGCAGTCGGCGGATATTTCGAGACTGTGAAGACAAGAAAGATGTGGGACTACTTCAAAGCTCCTGTGGTTATGCTGGTTGATGAGGAAGGGTTAATCAAAGGACTTTCTTGTAATGCAGTGGCTTCTGTATTTTATGGAATCGAAGAGCATGGTTGTATGATTGCCGGCGATGTGATCTTCGGGTTAGTTCTAGGAGAAGATATTATCGGATTTGGCAATCGGGATTCAGAGCAGTGGATGGAGAAGATGTTAAAAGACTTCCCTGTATTGCAGAAGGAGAACAGTCATGAGTGATGGAAAGATACATATTCCGGCCAGAAGGAAACAGCCGGTAGATGATCAGATGGTGGTCAAAGTAACACCGGAAGCATATAACGCGCTGGTAGATATTTATAACGAATCAACTTTATCACTTAAGCAGATTGCAATCAATGCAGGGATACAGCTTGTGATTTTGGTGGAACATGGTCCGGATATCCAGAGTCTGGAAGATGTGTGGTTCTGGGAGAATCCCAGGAAGCATGAAGTCCGGTGGCGCATGGTGAATGGTAAGCGAGAGAAGTATGTGGTATCAGCCAAGGCGGTTGATGGGAATCAGCTGTACAAATCCCTGTGTACCATTCGTGATCGTTATAATGTCCGATTTGAATTTTGTGAGAAAAAAGATACCGGCAAAGAGATCATGCGGATCCTATCAGGGGGGGGGCGGTGACCCCAGATGACCAGTGAGGAGATTAAACAAACATACAGTATGCGGGACATTTTAAATAAATGCGGACTTCCGCAACCGAACCGGTCAGGTTTTATTCAGTGCCCGTTTCACAAAGGCGATCGGGAAGCTTCTATGAAAATTTACGACAAAGATTTCAACTGCTTTGGATGCGGAGCAAATGGAGATATCTTTACTTTTATTGAAATGTTTTATGGTATTTCATTTAAGGAAGCTTTCCGGATGCTGGGTGGTGGCTACGATCCATCTTTTAAGTCTTCCCTGGCTGTTTATCATGCAAAGAAAGAGAAGATGATGCGGGAAAAGCAGGAAGAAAGATTCCGGCAAAAACGAAAGTTAAATAATGATCTGATAGCAATATACCGGAAGTTTCTTGACCGGTCAGAGCCGTTATCAGACGCGTGGTGCGATTGTTACAATGCACTGCAGCTTGAATTATATCATGCGGAAATATTAGAAGAGAGAAGGTGATCACATGGAGCCTTTAGCAAGGCTGGATAGTAATAGCATATTGGCAGAGGATATCTTTTTAGAGATATTCGACCAGGAAGACGAGATAATGAAGGCTCGAATGATCCTTTCACTGACAGATCGAGCTGCAGAGCTTGGAGTAAAGAAGAAGTTCGAAGAGTTGTTAAAAGCATACAAGAAAGTGGATCGGGAGGCAAAGCAGCGGGAGCGCAAGAAGCCGATAGCTATGTTGGATAAGTGGACGAACTTTGAAGGACCATACAATAACATGTTCTGCGGAGCATGGATTGCTGGAGAAGATGGAGTATATGCCCAAAATGACAGTCAGGTAGATGCAGTTGCCTGTTATCATCCAATATTACCAGTGGAGCGTATGAAGAACTTAGAGACTGGCGAAGAACAGATTAAAATCGCATATAAACGAAATGGACGGTGGGATGAGATTATTGTCCCTAAAACAATGGTGACATCTGCCAGCAAGATCGTAGCTCTTTCCGGAAGAGGCATTTCTGTTACATCGGAAAATGCAAAGCTATTGGTACGTTTTCTGTCAGATGTGGAGAATATGAACGACAGCCATATCAAGGTTCAGTACTCCACCAGTAAGCTTGGTTGGATCCAGAACGATTTTATTCCTTACGACACGGAGATTGTGTTTGATGGAGATCAACGGTTCCGTCAGACCTATGACAGTGTATCAGAGCGTGGAAACTGGAAAATCTGGCAGAGCCATATGCAGAAGCTCCGTAAGTCCGGCCGGCTGGAAATAAAATTTATGATGGCTGCATCTTTTGCAAGCGTCTTAGTCAGTCTCCTGGGCGGACTGCCGTTTATTGTAGATCTCTGGGGCGAAACTGAAGGCGGTAAAACAGTATCACTTATGGTTGCCGCATCGATCTGGGCGAATCCTGATGAATCAGCGTATATCGGAGATTTTAAAACAACGGAAGTAGCACTGGAGGCAAAGGCAGACATGTTGAATCATCTGCCAATGATCTTGGATGATACCAGTAAAACCAGTAGTCGAATCCGGGATAATTTTGAAGGCATGGTATACGACATGTGTTCCGGCAAAGGAAAGAGCCGGTCAAACAAAGAACTTGGTATTAACCGGGAGAACCGGTGGCGGAATTGTATCCTGACCAATGGAGAACGTCCACTGAATTCATATGTATCCCAGGGTGGTGCAATTAACCGTATTCTGGAAGTTGAATGCAAAGATAATGTTTATGAAGATCCACAAGAGACTGCAGAGCTTGTAAAGAAAAATTATGGTTTGGCAGGAAAACGCTACATAGAAGCATTGAAAAGCATTGGCAAGGAAGAACTGCAGCGGATGCAGAAAGAATTTCAGAAAGAGCTTAAGGATGATGAGGCAATGCAGAAGCAGAGCTTGTCGTTGGCAATCCTTCTTACTGCAGATAAAGTAGCAACGGATTATTTGTTCCGGGACGGAGAATATATCACGATCAAGCAGGCAAAAACCGTTCTGATCAACAGGAATGATCTCAGCGATAATGAACGTTGCTACCGGTATTTGAAAGATAAGATTGCAATGAATGAACAGAAATTTGATGCGGAAAACAAAGTTGAGCAGTGGGGAATTCTGGAAGAAGGAAGAGCCATTATTTACAACCAGGCATTCAAAGATCTGTGTAAAAATGGTGGATTTTCTGACAAAGCATTCCTGTCATGGGCGGACCGGAAAGATCTGATCGAGACACAGGGCGGACGAATGACAAAGGTGAAAAAGGTAGGCGGGAATCCTGTAAGATGCGTGTTCCTGAAGCTGAATGAGAATCTGGATGAGGATGGATTTGAGTCAGTAGAGACGATGGAAATGTATGAGCAGGAGGAGTTGCCATTCAAATAAAGTTACCCGTTACCAAAGTTACCAGTCAATTTTTACCCTTATAGGGAAGATAAAAATATGTGAAAGTGAGAAAAATAAGTTCTCCTACATGGGAAAATGTGTGGTAACTCGGTAACCGAACGGCGAAAAGTCTAGAAAACACAGTGTTTTCAAGGCTTATAACGGTTTCCGTGTTTTGGTAACGAGCACTAAAAACGGTAACATTCGGTAACAAAGGAGTGGAATATGGAAGAATATGATAAGCGAGTTACAGCAATGTACAACGATTGTTGGAAGTTATACAGAGATTACACAAAATCACATGACATGAGGCAGTTCAACGAAGCAAAGGATGCTGTGATTGAGAAATATGGAAGACAGTGTGATGTGATTGATCTGGTGTTGTGGATAGCGATTCGTGTACAGACTTTGCACGATATGTGGGAAAGGGAAAAGAAAGATGGAGGAAATTAGGTGGTACGAAAAACTTAATTACACAGAAACGAAAGATATCATCAAGGAGAAGCTGCAGAACATGTCGAGAGATTTTGTGGCAATAGGATTCTACCTGAAGCTGATCAGAGATAAAAGCTTATTCCTGGAAGATGGATATAAATCAATATGGGAATTTGCAGAAGATAATTACGGTATCAAAAGATCAACAGCATCCAGATGGATGGCAATGAACGACAGGTTCTCCAAGAATGGTAATACACCGATACTGTCAGAAGAATATATAAGCTTGGGGAAAAGTCAGCTGCAGGAAATGTTATATCTGAATGATAAACAGATGGAAGAAGTAAAGCCGGATATGACGGCAAGAGAAATTCGTGGGATACGTACACCAGATCCTGAACCGAAAGAAATTGAAGAACAGATTCCGGAGCAAGTGCTAGGGCAGATGTGCCCGGAGGATTATCCGGAGATTCTTCCGGAAGAAAAACATGGTCCGGCAAAATGTATCACCGGAAAAAGTAAAAGTGGAATATGTGGAGCAGCTGCATATTGTTCAGAGAACTATAGCTGTTGTTTGGAATGTGACCAGAATTGCAATAGCAGGTGCGGATGGCTTGATGATGTGTGCGACGTCGCACAGGATAAACAGCAACCGTCAGTTGAGAATGTGAATATGGATTGTCCGCCAGATCAAGGCACCTGTCCAAGGCAGAACTGGGGGACATCTCGTGAAGATCAGCATGAAGGACAGAAAGAATGTGCGAAGTGTTGGAATCATTATAAGAACTTGCACAAACAGGAGAAGGTGGAAGTTCCGGAAGAGAAAATGCTGGAAGTTGAAGAGAGGATTCCATCAGATTCTGTGGAGAAAGAGGTAGAGCCAGAGCCGGAGCTGTATGAAGAAGTATCTGAGAAAACTGATATCGATATTGCTAGGGAAGAAAATCAGAAAGCTCAGATATATCTGGAGATGGCTGAGAAAGAATTCGGTCAAAATGATATCAGGATCCGGAAACAGAAGATTTTAGTTGCAGCATTGGCCGGATATATTCACGATTTGGATACGGTGATGAATCCACCAGAAGAACCGAAACAGCCAGAACTTCCAAAACTTAAGAATAATGATCAACGGAAGGAGTGGCTTAGAAATTATAAAGATTGGGGATTGTGGTATCACGATGATTGTATTGATGTGAATTATTACAAATATGATTTCGAGGATGGCAGTAGATTGATAGTAGCCGAATATCCAAAGAGAAAGTATTACTGGAATTCTGGTGAGTTAGAGGATAGTCATTATTTTCATTTGCTGGAAAAGAATAAAAAGTACTACGGAAGAGAAAAGACGTTTGATCAACAGTATGTGCATACCGAAGACAGTGAGACTCATTTGGTGGAATTTTTGAAGAATTTGCAGAAAGGGGCAAAGTAAATGTTAGTAGAGAAGAACTTAAAAGAAGCATGTGGAGGAATAGATCATGGAGAGATTAACACATAAAAGAGAGAACGGTATAAAGCGAGGGTACTGGTCCCCGAATAAGAAACAGGAGCTGGTGGATAGACTGGCGATGTATGAAGATCGGGAGGAGGGTGCCGATTTCGGCAAGTGGATTCCATGCAGTGAGAGATTGCCAAAAGATAGGCAGATTGTAGTAGCTGATATTGAATGCAGTATTGAGGGCAGAATGTGCATATTCGCCTATTTTAAAATCGTTAATCACATGGAGCACTGGATAAATGCCAATACGGGCTTTCCTGTTTTAGCCAATGTTGTTCAGTGGACACCATTGGCGGAACCATACAAGGAGGAACAATGAAGATAATAATATTCATCATTATCGCCTGTACGCTCTTTGTTGCTTGGAGCTTATGCATTGTAGGAGCAAGTGCAGATGAACAATTGGAAATGATATATGCCAAGGATTTGGAGAGAAAGGAGAATAGCATGGATAATACATATGCACCAACGGAAAATAAAGAACAGGAAAAAATAAAGGTAGAGAGCATTGACATTGTAGTGACTGGGGGCGAAAGAAAAAGTGAATGGATTCCAATAGGAGAAAGACTACCGGAGGCAGGGGAATATATCCTGGTATCTTTCGCCAATGAAGGTTTTTCACTTCCGGATATTGCAGTATATGAAGTTGATTCGTATGGAAATGGAGTATTTTATCCGGCGGATAAGACTGTTCCGTATTCATTAATCGGAGTATTTGTGAATGCCTGGATGCCATTGCCGGAACCGTATAAGGAGAAAACAGAATGACAAATAGGGAATATATGATAAATCTATTGCTGGACGGTTTGGAATCACGCTTGAACCGAGTAAGCATTGATGATGGTGGTGCAAGCGAAGAAGCTATGATTTATTACAACATAAATTGTCCATATTATGCAGGTGATAAAAGAGCATATTGCCGAAAAGAAGGTAGTCTAGTATCAAGTAGAGAGGTATGCGTAGATTGTAAAGCACATTGGCTTGAACAGGAAGTTGATGAATAAAAACAAAACGACGAAGGAGCCGAGAAATGATTGAACAGAGGAAGAGACAGAAAACAGATAAAGCTGGATAGTCAGAAGCATTATAAAGGGTTGGAGGAGAGCCATGATGCGAAAGCAAGTGAGAGATTTCATACACCACCAGCTTATCAGAGTTATTCGGTGGAGGATTACTTGCGGAAGATGGGAGTAGACATAACGAAGGGAGTAGATGCCGGTGGAGCAGAGACTGGAAGAAAACAATATCAAGAATGAGAATAACCGGAAGAAAGAATATCTGAGAGGATACAGATCCAGTAGAAGACGTATCAACCGTATTGATGATGAAATTATTGAACTGAAAGAATTAGCTGCATCGGTGAAGGCAGTTGATTATTCTGGTATGCCGCATGGCAGTGGAAACCAGAAGGATCTATCTGATGAGCTGGCAAGGATTGATTCGTTGGTAGAAAAACTTGGGGCAGAAAAGGAAAGTTGCGTTGAATCTTATGTTTCTATCGAAAAGCAGATTAAGGAGATAAAGAACGAGGATGAGAACGACGTGTTGTTTTACCGATATGTGAAAGGCTTAAGATTCTGGGAGATTGCAGAGAAAATGGATTATAGTGAGCAGTGGGTACATAAATTGCATGGAAGAGCGCTGGCACATTTAAAGTTGCCAACATAATTTATCTTTATTTGTGTTAGTTTATTGAAGTTTAGTATGCAAGTTTGCTATCCTTATACTGGAATTGATGAACAGATATTAAATCATTCGATTAGTTCCCCCACAACCTAATAAAACTGAGAGAAGACACCTGGCAACGCGGGTGTCTTTTTCGTTGCGTAATGTCGAGAAATGAGATATTATGGGAGTAGGTTTATTAGGTTATTAGGAGGAAATTAGAATGGCATTTGAAAACGGTTATAATATGTTTAATTATTGTGAAGAGCTTTTTGCAAAATATAAAGAAGATAAACTTATATTTTACAAAGCACTTCAGATATTGTCTGTATTTGAAAGGAGAAATGACTATCCATATTGTACAGATGAACTATCAGAAGTATGTGAAAAAATGTTAGGGTATGATTTGAATTGTGTAACAGATTTTTTGTGGAAATACACTTTATCAAATCAAATAGAATGGAATGCGAGAAAAGTTCTGTCGTGCAAAGAAGATAAGGAAGTTAATTTGATTGAAGAATTTACAGAAGAGGAAGGAAATAAGATAGTAACGAATTTTAAAAATGAAATGGAGGCATTCTTTATTACTTTAACACCGTTATTTGAAAATTTATTTATGGGGGAATCCTCTGCTCCTAGAATTGATAGAATTGCACAAAAGCAAACATATGGAGAGGATAAAACAATAAGATTCATTAGAAAAGACGGAGAAACGTTTGATTTTACGGCAACACCAAATGATATAAAGAAAATCATGGATGTATTTTCACATATGGAATAGTGGAGGTGCATAAAATGGATAGTGTAATTCCTATTTCGGATAGAAGAAATTCGAGTTTGGGAAAGAGAAAAATCACTCGTATGGAAGAAGGAAAAAACATGGATGATCTGTTAAAATCTTATATTGAAAAAGTGGATAGGGATCAGAGTGAGTTAAGAGAAGATGTTCGTGAAAGCGAAAGGAGAACAGAAAAAAAGATATCCGAATTTGAATATAAAATAGATAATCGTTTAAATAAAATAGAACAGATATTAAATTCTCAAAACGACAAAATAGATGATTTAAAGCAGACGGTTAATGACAAGATGGAAGAAGAGAAGAAGTATAGGCATTCAAACAATATCGCAATAGTAATAGGTGTTGTATCTACTGTTGTAGCTATGATTGGAATATATTATGCAACTATATCGACGATTACAAGCATATTGGGAATAGCTAAGTAAATATTATTGAACTTATGGAAGATTACTAAATATAAATGGCACCCTCCGGGGTGCTTTTCTAATGCAAAAATAAACCAGAATTGAAGGTGGTGAAGTGGCAGGCTATGAAAACATAAGAGACGCAAATAGTAAAAGAACTCCGGAAGAGCGCCGAGAGTTAGCAAAAAAAGCAGGTCAGGCAAGTGGCAAGGCAAGACGCAGGAAGGCGAACTTCCAGAAGACATTAAACCTGCTGCTTACTGCAGAAATAGATAATGAAGAATGGAAGCCGGTTTTAGAATCGCTTGGAGTTGAGTGTACTTTGGAATCGGCTCTTCTTATGGCTCAGATCAAAGCCGCATTAGATGGAGATACACAGGCTGCAAAATTTGTAGCGCAGTATTCCGGACAGAGCAACAGAGCTGAGGAAGATCTGGAGAATAAGAAAGCTGAAACAGAACTGATCAAAGCGAGAAAAGAATCTATCACAGGCGAAAATGAGAATAACGATGCGCTTGATCGTCTGGATCAGATATTAAAAGAGGTGCGGGACAATGCAATTAAGCAAGAAACAGAATGAATATATTGTGAACGCAACTCATAGATGGAACATTAAATCCGGGGCAGTTCGTTCCGGAAAGTCTTATGTGGATACAGCTTTTGTGATTCCATTCCGTATTCGAGAGAGGGCGGGCAAGCCGGGACTAAATGTTATCCTTGGTGTGTCTAAGGAATCAATTGAACGAAACGTGCTGCAGCCAATGCGTGAGATCTACACA